ATGTACCCGAGTGGTGTTCCTAAAAATTATTACAAAGTGCTTAACCGACTAGTAGAAATGAGAGGAATAAAAAATGAGTCTGAACGATAGCTTTCAAAGAGCAGAGAAAATAAACAGGGAACAGGAAGAAAAACTAAAAGCAGAATTACACAAAGAACAAAATTTGATTAACCAAATGATTCAAGAAATTATATGGGGTTCTTCCGTTAGTTCAATTAAGTTTGACGCAAGGAAGGATTTTGGTATAAGTTCTGTAGATGCTGATTTATTTTATAAACAAGCACTTAAACACATAGAACAAGGAACAAAATGGTACAAAATATGAATGAAAGAATTTTTGCAAAAATCCACATGGATAAACTTCTATCAGAAGACAGAACAGATGAACTAATTTCAATCATAACGCACTACTTTAGTTCTAAACCAAATGTAATGAAAAAGCTTTTGGCGAGATATGAAGCAGAAATAAAAACTAAAACAAAAAAACAAACGAAGGGAAAAAAACAAAATGAGAAGGATAAAGAAAACGACAATGTTGTCAGTATTGATACTGACGATTTTAACGACTAATTGTGCTTACAATCCAAAAGTAGATACTGCTGGAAGGTCAGGCACTTTTAATAAATCCAAAGCAGAGCAACTAACTAACGATCTAATTATCTGTAAACAATTAACCGATCAAAATGTAAATTATTTTGTGGAAGGTTATGCTACAGTTCATAATTGGTTTATTAGACCTCAAACTTTGTTTATTCTTCCTAAGATGGATTACAAAGAAAAACAAATAATGAACAACTGCTTAACTGGCAGAGGTCATTCAGTATTAACTAAATAAAAGGAGAAGGCAAATGATGACGGAACAAGACTTAGATAGAAATAACAAACAACAAGCTGAAGAAGAAGCCCAAAAAGAAAATGAACGATTAGAACTAAATAAATATTGTTCAGACCAATCAATTCCTGAAGATTGTAAGGCAGAAGCCATTATTGATTATCAAACCAGACATGGAAGGTTATAAATGAAAGATTCTGAGATAAGAAACCAATTAGGAAGCAACCTTAGATTTTTAAGAACTAGAACCTTTAAAGAATCTAAAAACAAAATGAAACCTTTAACTCAATCTCAATTGGCGGAGTATCTTGGGGTAACATTTCAGCAGATTCAAAAGTATGAAAATGGAATTAGTCAATTATCTTCTATTAAACTTTATAAGTTGTATAGATTCTTTGAAATTCCATTAGAATATTTCTTTGACAAAAGATTGATAGAAAATCAAAACTTTACAAAACTTATTAAAGAAAATGTGCAATAAAGTAATCTTTAAAATAATGTTAGGATTTGCTATTTTTTATACTTGCCTTTTTGCAATTATAACTATAATAACTATATAAAAAAACGAATCAGGAAGGGAAAAAATGATTGAAAATAAATTAGAATATAATGATGGTTCTACAGAACTATTATACTTTGATACTGTACCTCACAAATACTACTGGAATGACAACGAGATAGTTTCAGCTACTAACATTACTAAACTACTTACTCCAGCAAATGTAATTGGTTTGTGGTCTGCTAAAATGTGTGCAGAGAAGTTTAAAGCATTAGTTAAAGCTGGTAGGTCTTATGATGAAATTCAGTTAATAGAATTGTATGATAAGATTAAAAAAGCACCCAATGAGTTTATGGTATCTGCTGGAAATGTGGGTACATTAATTCACGATGCTATAGAAGAATACATACATAAAGGAATTGTTCCTGAGATGCACAATCCACAAATGATTAAGTCGTTTGGTAAGTTTAAAGAATGGTTTGATGCACAGGAAGATATTGAAATTGTAGCTACTGAATTTAGAGTCTTATCTAGGGTTCATAAATTTTGTGGAACAGTAGATGCTTTGTTTAAGAATAAAAAAACTGGCAAATATATTATTTACGATTGGAAGACCTCATCAGGGATTCGTGATTCAATGTATGTACAAATTTATCTATATAAAATTGGAATCTGTGAAATGTTTGGATATGAGATTGAAGAAGGTGTTATAGTTAATGCTACCAAAGAAGGTAAGCTTAATATTAAAGCCTTTGAAATTAATGAGTCTTGTGATGAAACTGCACTGGCTTGTTTAAAAATGCACCAGTTTCTAAACCCAAAAAAAAGGAGTAAAAAATAATGACTAATAAAACAGGAATAATCAGTAATTGTTTTGACAATAGAACCTACCAAAATCAGCCATCTAAATATCCGTCATGGAAGGTAATGATGGGAGATGAAGAATTTGTCTGTTATACAAATCTTGATATTGGAGTTAAACAAGGAGATAATGTTTCTTTTGATTATGGTGTAAGTAAGAAAACTGGTAAGCCTTACATTGAATCTGATTACACTACTAAGAAGCCAAAGATTCAGGTTATACCTCAAGATGGTACAGCACCAGCAGAGGAAATACCTGTTTATGATGATAATTTGAGAAATTATGAACCAGACCATTTTGCAAATAACAAAGTGGTAGATAATAGTCCGAGCAACTTCAATTATGGTGCGAATGTGTCTAAAACAGTTGATAAGAAATCAATGCAGATTTTTGCGACAGCTTTATGCAAAAGTAGTTTGGAATCAGGACAATTAAAATGTGATAGACAATCAATACAAAATTTCATAAAAGAAATGAAAACTGTATTTGAATCTGAATTTTAATATGAATTTAACCCCAGCTTTTTTTCCCAAGTCCCTTTCGTTTATCTTGGTTTTTAGCTGGGGTTTCCAACTATTGCAAAGAATACAAAAATAATATAATGATTATAAAAAAAGTAACTGGGTCATGTTTTTTTGAATATATTTCAGAATATGACTCAGAAGAAAAGGCTTTAAGTGGACTAGACGGAACATTTAAAGAAGTTAAAGTGAGTTCTATTAAAATTGAAAGAACTCTCATAACAAAGGAGAATGATGAACAAAGACATCAAAACTCTGCAGAAGCTAAGACTAAAGGAAGAGAAAAAATATAGAATAGGCTTCAATCTTCTACATAAAAGTAGAAAGTATTTGGAACAAGCAAAATCGCTTTCATTCCAAAGGCAGAAACTAGACGAACAATTATTTAGTTAATTGTTAGTACATAACCAGTAAAAAAAGGAGAAGGCTATATGGAATATTTTGACTCAATTTTAAAGACCCCTGAAGAAATAAAAGAAGAACTTGATACTGCTTCTGATGCAGTAGCAGATGCCCAATACGATTACCGTAGACTAGAAGAACATAAAAAAATTGCCCAAGAACAATTAACTTTAACTGTTAAAATGGAAAAGAACTGTAGTATGGCAGAAGCCAAATCTCATGCGATTTCAGACAGCAACTATAAAATTTTAATAGATGGAGTCATTGAAGGTGAAAGAAAATATAGTAAAGCAAAATCAAACTATGCAAACTTAATTTCTAAATTAGATTATATGAGAAGTTGGATTTCATGTCAGAAACACATAAGCAAATAAACGAACGACTCATTGAGGAACTGACTAATGAGAATCTAGTCCTGAAAGAACAAAAAGAAATACTAGAATTAAGAGTTAAATATTTACAACAACAAATCAGAACTTATAGTGTGAAGGATTATGGAAAAAAAGATATTTAGTAAGGGAACTTTAAACAAGGAGAGTTACCATGAACGAGTTAAAAACTATGACCCTAAGTTTGCTGAAAAAAGGTTTGAAGATTATTGTAGAAGTAAAAAACTTTCTTTTAAAAAGCTTTTACTCAACGCAGATGAAAACTTGTTTGAGAGTCCTATCCCACACTGGTCTAAGCTTGGTCTTATGGTTGCTCAGCCTGACTATTTTTGTTACGGGAATAATAAACAATTCTATGCAGAAATTAAAGCAAGTAATAAAATCAAGATACGAGATTTAAAAAAATACTGTGCATGGGAATCAACTATGTGCGATATTAAATATACTCAATATTATATTTGCTTTTGCTTTAATGATAAAATGGTTATTAAAACCATATCTCAAATAATGGAACTATTACCAAAATCTAAGCTTGATTCGTACCACGAAGGCAACAAATACTATATTCTCCCCTTATAAGATATTGCTATATTATATAATATCTATATTATGTATTGTACAAACAAAACAACGGAAGGAAACCAAATGACTAAAATATTAACTGCCGTTAGCTATGCCTTTATTATTGTAATGATTTTATGGATTCTTAAAAACTCTATTTTTAATTTATTGCAAAGCATTAGTTATCTTGACCCTGTAACTAAAATATATGTTTGTGTGGGTTTTGCTTTGATTATTGTTTATTATGGTTTTCAGGGTTAATGCCAAGTATTCACGACATTTTTATTAATTTTTTTAAAATTAACAGACTCTAAGTCATATTCTATTCCAGTTATTTTATATTTATCTGTGCTATTCAAAGTGCCTATTAAATTATTAGTAACAATTAAATTTGGGTAAGTGTCTTCAACTTTTGTGTAAGTAACTTCTTGTTGATCTGTTTTTTTATCTATGTAACTAATAAATACAGTAACCAAAACATAATTCATTATTTCTTCTTAAACAAATCCAAACTAGGCTTCAACCCGTAAATAGAACCAAAGATTCCAACAGTTAGCCAAACATACCAATCGGGTAAATTGTTAAAGTACAAGAAGAATAGATCCAATTTTTCTTTAGCATCTGGAGAGCCTGAAAATACTGAATAAGAAATTACCAAGATAGGAAGTATTACAATCGCAAGTACAACCTCATCTTTATAACCTGTTTGCTGATTATCATTTACAGCAGTAGTTAATTCTATTTCTCCTCTTTTCATTTTTTCAGCAGTTAGAAGTCTTGCTTCACTCATAACAACTTCTGTTGCCTTTTTGTTCTTATAAACATCAGTTCCAGCTTTAATTGCTAAACTTGCTAAATTCCACCACATATGCGTACTACCTTTGTTCTTAACAGCCTCTAAGACTGTCAAATTAACCCTTTATTTAATGATTTGATATCCTTGCCTTATCAATCTATAGGAAAGCTATTTGTTTAGCCTTAAAATGCCTTAAAATTACTTTCCTTCTACTTTTTCAATTAGTAGTTGTATATAATGAATAGCCTTTTTTAAATCTTGGACTTCAATAGAAGTATTGCTAGATTTTATATTATACCTACTAATATATTTGATAGCATTGCCTTGATACCAATTCAAGTTGTTTTCATAGATGTAATCTGACACCTGTATTTTTTGGTCTTTATAATGCGAACCACCCACCTGAGTATCTTTAGGAGATTCAATTATATTTTTAAATAAAGCTGGGTTTGTCATTAGTAAGGTATGTAAGTTGTTTTCTGAGTATCTTCATCTCTAATTGCTTTTCCATTAATTTTTCTATTCTTCTTTTCATTGACATAAGAAATATGAATCCAACCACTATTACCACCCTCGTAAAATTCTAAGATCAGTTGGTCATACGATTCAATGTTACTAATAATCCAGTCGGCAAGTTCTTTGTTGTCCATTCCTAGTATTTCAAAATCTACCGCTTGTCCTTGAGTGTGTTGGGAAGTAATTTTTGAACCAATAGCAATACAGAGTTCTCCTGATCTAAATCCTGAAGAAATAGTTACTGGTTTTCCAAAATGAGAACGAATTGGTTGTAATACATTGGTACATAAAGATTTAAGATTATCTATTTGAGATGCGTTAGGATTATTAGGTATTCCTTTTCTTGAAGCTATTTGGCTTTTAGTTAATTCTTCTAGTGTGAAGTTTGCTGATAATTTCATATATAAATATTGTTATCCCAAGAGCCATCACGTTTCAAATACATGGGTGTAATGTGTGGCATACCATCAGTTATAAGTCCACAAGATAAAACGGGTTTTTTTAAATTTAATCTCATGTATTTCATGCTAAGAGCATCTTTATCAATTAAACAACCTACGGACATTCCAAAGTTTAAATGGAAGTCGTTACCTATAAACTTACATTCGCTGACTGTATGATAATGACCCTGAACTACTGAAACTGCAAATTGAGACACAGCTTTGCTTACATCAGGACTAAATTGATGTCCAAAAAGAATCCTACCTTTATCTGTATTAATAAAATGTTTTTCTTTCCATTCCCAACCATTTCCAACTTCTAATATTTGATTGTATGATTTAATAAAACTACTTGTCATTCCTTTAGCCATTGCCCTTCTCAAAACCATAGAGCCATGATTAGATTCTAACAAAACCATTTTAGGAAATAATTTATGTAATTTTTGAATATCTTTTTTACCTAACTCCAATTCGTCTTTTGGACTAGGTAAATCAGGGTCAATGTTATGACTCACATTTATAGAATGAAAGTCCATTTCATCTCCAATACAAATTACAGTATCAGGTTTATATTTAGATTTTAGTTTAGAAAGAAACCCATGCCAATTTTTATGAGCAAAAGGAAAATGCAAATCTGAAATCACGAGGATTTTTTTATGCTTAGACATTATTTAAAATAATTATAAAACCCACTAACTAAACCAGCTATTACCAGCAGAACAAATACTGCTCCCTTGCCTCTATTGATCTGAGAAAATAATTCATCTTGTCCTTTTTCTAATTTAGAAATTTTTTCACAAATGAATTGAAGTTTAACTTCTGTAGATGATTGTTTAGCCATAGAGTTCTATTAGTTGTATTTGTTTATTTTGTCAATTATCTAGGTCTGCCTTGACCTCTTTTAGCCGAGTCCCTTATTTGTTTTCTTGATCTACCTTTTCGCTTATTCTTGTTCATAGTAGAGGTAATAGGCTTAGTCCCAATAGAAGTTCCTTTGTATCTCTTGGTATAGGTAATAACTGCACCATATATATTTCCTTTTTTCGCCATTATAGCATGAAGTGAAAAGGGTTAAATTTTT